CGCCGTCAAGGGATAAGGTTATACTTTCTATTTCGTCATGCGCAACTTTGTCTGATTCTACAAGCACAAGAAATTCGCTTGTGGTTTCTAGGTTTAGCCCTTCTTCCGTTACTTGTGTCCAATCTGTATCGGTAAGTCCTTTGCCTTTGAATGATATGTCCTTGCTTTCCTCACCTTTATATCCTGTTACCTTTACGGTTAGAGGCGTTTCTGACGCTCCTACAAGAAACAATACGCCTTCTTTTGTTTCTAAATCAAACTTTGGCGAAGTGACGCTAGCCTCTCCGCCCTCTATCTTTGTTATTTTCGGTAATACTAACATATTTTCCCTCCTTAATTTCTCTTAGCTAATGCTACGAACGGTGACAAGGTTGCCGAGCCTTTGTATGGCGTAATCGGTTTGTTCCATATAGGCTGTCCGTCGCAACGATATATAAATCTGAACACATTTTCATCGTATAAGAATCTAACGTGAATACTTGACGCTGCGTTGATACCGCCTTTATCTATAAATAGGTATTGGCTTGCGTCTGCAAGTATAATATCTCCCACTTCGCCTAGTGCCGAACATTGTTCAAGCGGCAATACAGGTCTGCCAAATAATGTTGCATACGGTGTTTCGGATAGTCCGCCTGCGGGTATGTAGACAGGTTTGTCTCCCACTGTCAAGGTATAAAGCAAAGGCTCTATCTCTTGGTTTATATACCATACAGAATTTGCACGGCTTCTTCCCCATAACCTTGACCACATTTTCACAAGGTTTTCGGCTGTAATCTTTTCGGTTTGGTTTGCTTCCAACTCTTGCACTACAAGCGCTTTGCTCTTTAGTATTCCTAGAGGCTGTCCTGCTCCCGTCCCGCTTATGACTGAATCGTCTATCTTGAATGCAAACTCTTCTGCAAATGCTTGACGAATAACACTTTCTAACGCCGCTGCGTCTGTTAACAATTCATCTGTTGCAAAGCATAAGCCTGTCAACTTTTTGAGGCTTAACTCCATCTGTCTGAACTTTGGCTTACTTGCAGTTAGTTGTTCGGCTTCTGACTCCCAATAGGTTTGTACTCCGCCCCAACGGCAACCTTCCTTTCTGCTGTCGTCATCTACCGCGTTTATCTTTAGTCCGTTAGCATTGGTTGAAATAGGTATCTTTCTGACCTTACTTGCCAGTACTCCTGTTTCAAAAGTCTTTTGTAGTAGCTCTGATACAAAATCCTGCTGTACCAAAAACCCACCGTCTGACGGATTGCTCTCATTTAGTCCTAAAGCTGCACGCGTTGATAGCCTTTCATCAATTCTTCCGCCGGGTACTGCTGCTCTGTATACCGATGAAAGCTGTTCGCCAAAACTTCTAAACTTCTTGTCGTTGTTTGCGGGATTTGGTTTTACGTTTCGCTTTTCGCTTCTTGAATTGGTTTCACCTTCGCCGACATCCCCGTCTGTCTCATCGATTTCTTCTTCTCTTGCTTTGGTTATTGACAAAACTGTTTTTGCTCTATTGATACTTTCATCCCACTTTGCGATTTCTTCTTCGAACTTCTTGACTGCTGCGTTCTCTTCATCTGTTAGGAATCTATCCTCTGCTTCGGCACGATTGATAATTCCCACTGCTTGCAAGCGCAGATCTTCGCGCTTTGCTCTCATCTTTTCTAATTTACTCATAGTGTTTGCTTCTCCTTTATTTCTTGAATTTTGCTTTCAGGCGGTCGAATTCCGCCTTTCTTTTTGTCTTCTCTTGCTTGTACTTGTTGTAACTATCCATTGCTCCTCTTACTCCCACATCAGTATCTAGGTATGCTGGGAATGTCACAGGGCTTACATCAAACAGTTTTACCTGCTCTAATGTCCTAACGTCTTCTTTACCCTCTACGCTCCATGTCTCTTTTTCCACTACAAAGCCAAAGCTCATCTGAGTAACGTCTCCACGTCTTATACTTTCTATTAAATCTCTTGCCCACTGTGTATCTGGCGGATGTATTCGCACTTTCAACCCTTTTGCTGTTTCCGTTAGCTCCAGTGTCCCAGCGCGGTTTCTCCCGAGCACATAGTTTACATCGTGATTCCATAGCGCTCTTATGTCGTCCTTTTCAAGACTTGCTTTGAATGCTCCCTTCTTAATGCGTTCTTTGAATGGAAACATAAAACCTAAGTCCTGGCTTAGACTATCAAAGATTGCTGCGTGCCCTTCTATTACAGATCCGCCACTTTCATCTTTTGCTTGAACTCTAAGCTCGGTGACGTCTGCGCATCTTTCTTCTCTTTTAACCATCTTTTTTACTTCCCTCCTTTGGCTTCCTTGCCCTTGTTGATTTCTTTTCCTCTTGTTCCTGCTTGTTTGTTGCAGGCACCATATTGCCATTTACCAAATAGATATCTCCATCTTCTATAGGATTCATGTCTTCAAGCTCTCTTATATCGTTTGCCGACAACCAACCGTTTTGTCTGCCGATTGCGTATCCTTGCATCCTGCTGTGATAATCTCCTCTAAGTAGTCCATCTACATTGAATTTTGCATAATATAAATGCCGCTCGTCCTTGCTTAATAAACACTTATATATCGCTTGTTCAAACCTAACTATCCATGGCCTTAATGTATGCTGCACGAACTCTATTGATTGATGTTCTATATTTGAAAATGTAGCCCTATCAAGGTCTGCTATCATATGTGGTGGAACTCTAAAGATCCTGCATATCTCTGACAATTGGAACTTTCTTGTTTCTAGAAACTGCGCCTCATCTGGCGGTATTCCGATTGAGTGATATTTTATCCCTTCCTCTAACACCGCTATTTTATGGCTGTTCCTGCTTCCTTGAAACTGTGCATTCCATGATGCTCTCAATCTCTCTGGATCTTTTACAACTCCAGGTGTTTCCAACACTCCTCCTGGCCTTGCCCCATTTGCAAAGAACTTTGATCCATATTCCTCTGTTGCAAAGGTTAAACCGATTGTTTGTTTAGCTTGCTGTATCGGCGATATCCCCCTTAACCCATCTAATGAAAATCCTATTACATGGAATATCTCATGTGCATCGAATTCTACCAGCTGCCCTGTTTCAGTTGTGTATCTATATATGAGTTTGCTGGTATTTGCATCTCTATAAACCTCCATTCTTTGTGGCTTCAAAAACCATAGCGCTGTTACGTGTCCGTTATGCCTTTCTATCCTTGCATATGCGTTCCCCCATAAGAGCAAAGAAGCCAAACACGCTTCTCGAAAGTTTAAGCTGGTTGTTTCTTCGTTTGCTAAGTCATGCAGCACTCCATACAAGGGATGATCTCTTGCTCTTGTTCTTATCCCGTTTGTCTCTTTTATTAAATGAAGTGGCAGGCTTGCTATACTTTCAGCTATTATTTTTACGCACGCATACACTGCTGTTACGCCAAGAGAGCTCTCCTCACTTATATGTACTCCTGCGTTTGTGTCTATGTCTGTTCCGTTTATGAAGTCCACAAGCTTTTGGTTTGAGTTATTATCAGCTGTGTTTCTTTTTTCTCGTCTTCCAAAAAGCCTCATCTTTCCTCCAATAAAAAACCGCACTTTTTATTGTGCGGCCTTCTCTTTTTCTTTATTTGTTTTGTTCTACTTTGTTTCTATTTCTAGTTCTATGCTCCACGCTCCCAGCTTTTTATATCCTTGTAGCTGTGTAAGGGTTATTAGTGCTTCCCTTACTTCCCTCCATGCACTGTTGCTTTCTGCTACTCCGAGTAATAGTTGGTCGTATCTTTCTTTTGATATCGGCAGTTCTACACAAGTTTCTGCTGCCTCATTATCATTTTTCCCACGTATCATTTTATAGGTTATATTTACTTTTCTAATTTCTCTTGCGCTCATTTTTGCACCTCCACTATATTGCGTTATCACTATCTATCAAGTTTACGTCTTGTCTTATTCTTGCTATTGCTTCTGCATACGAGTTGCTGTTTGTTACGTCTGTGTACAAGTTGTTATATTTTTCTATTAGCCTTCTGCGTCTCATTTCGCTTCTTACTTTTCCGAGTATTGCGTAGATGTTTCCGTCAGGCCCTCTACTTGCTATTGTGATCGTTATTTTGTTCATTTTATTACCTCCTGTTTTGGTAGGGACAAAGGTATCAGAAACAATCCACTAAGTCCAGACAAAAACCTATATTTTTCCAAAGATTTTTATAGAATTAATAACCCTCTATCATCATAGACGCTGCCTGTATTTGCGCCGTTTCTCAATGCCCTGTCAAGAGCCATAACAAGCGCCACTGCTCCATCAATTCGCTCTGTCGATTTCTCCTTGTCCATCTTTAAGTTGCCCGCTGGATCTGTCTTTACATATACGTTATCCATCATCCAACGAAGCACCGGATGACCGCCGTGCGCTATTCTTTTTTCTAGTGTTAGTTTGAATAGTTCTTTTGTCGGTGGACTCATATCTCGAAAGCCTTGCCCGAATGGAACTACGGTGAAACCCATTGCATCTAAGTTCTGGCTCATTTGTACTGCGCCCCACCTATCGTATGCTATTTCCTTTATTTCATACTCTTTGCCGAGCTCCTCGATGAAGTGTTCTATGTATCCATAATGCACAACATTTCCTTCTGTTGTCTGTATGTATCCCTGCTGCTCCCAAACATCGTACATTACATGATCTCTCATTACCCTTGTCATCAATGTTTCTTCTGGCAACCAAAAGTATGGCATTACGTGATACGGCTCATCCTCTGTTATCGGTGGGAACACTAACACAAATGCTGTCAAGTCTGTACTGCTTGATAAGTCTAGCCCTGCATAGCATTCTCTACCTTTTAGCGCTTCCATATCTACGGCCGCATTACACAAGTCCCATTTTTCCATTGGCATCCAGCGTGTTGATTGTTTTACCCATTCATTGAGCCTTAATTGCCTAAACAAGTTTTCTTCTGCGGGATTATCTAATGCCTGATTGAAACTAGCTCGAAGTCTATCCACCTGTATTGTCGTGCCTAAACTCGGGTTTGCTTTGTACCAATTCTTTTCGTCCTTCCAATCGTCGCCTTCGTCTAACCCATATATTGTTGGGTAGAATGTGCTGTCATTTTTTCTGCCGTCTAATATATCTTTTGCTTTTTGGTGAACTTCCCAACATATTGAGTTTCTATCTGTTCCTGCTGTACTTATTAAAAAATACAACGGCTGCCTTCTTGCATCTCCTGATCCGTGAAGCATTACGTCATATAACTTTCTGTTCGGTTGCGCATGCAGCTCGTCAAAGATAACTCCATGAACGTTTAGTCCGTGCTTTGTATAACTTTCTGCCGATAACACTTGGTAGAATGAATTTAGTGGTTTGTATATAAGTCGCTTTTGTGAGAGTACGGGTTTTATCCTAGCCTTCAGGCTTGGGCACTGTTCTACCATTTCCACCGCTACGTCAAACACAATACTTGCTTGTTGCCTGTCCGCTGCACATCCGTATACTTCTGCGCCATACTCATTATCTGCACATGTTAACAACAATGCTATCGCTGCAGCTAGTTCGCTTTTCCCCGATTTTTTGGGAACTTCCACGTACGCTGTATTGTATTGCCTACTACCATCTGCTTTTAGCGTGCCAAATATCTCTCTCACTATTTTTTCTTGCCACGGTAGAAGGTCAAAGTTTTTGCCGTACCATTCACCTTTTGTGTGTTTTAACTGGTTGATAAATAGTACTGCCTTATCTGCTGCCCTCCTTCCCGCTTGGCTTTGTCTTTTCTTCGCCACATCCTATTTGTCTCCCTTTATCAATTCTGTGTATTTTATCTCTTTTCCCTCTCTTATGAGAAAGACACCTTTATCCGTTCCTGCTTGGTTGATGTATCTTTTCACCGTTGCATCGCAATATTTTGGATCCAGTTCTATTAGATAGCATTTCCTATCTACTTGGTCTGCCGCTATCATTGTTGAGCCGCTTCCGCAAAAACCATCATATACAAGTTCTCCCATTCTGCTGCTATTGCAAATTAGTTCAGCGCACAGCTTTATCGGTTTCATCGTCGGATGCTCTGCGCTTCTTGCTGGCTTATCACAATGTATTACTGATTGCTTTTCCAATCCTAACATCTTTTCCAACATCTCAACTGCTTCTTTCTTACTTAGTTTAGATATATCTATCCTTGCATCCTCAAACACAGTTTGCTTTGTTCTGTCGTTTATAAAGTAATGCCCAGCTCCTTCTTTCCATCCATAAAGTATCGGCTCATGTATCCATTGATAGTCTTGCCGTCCTAGTGTGAAATGATTCTTGTACCAAACCAATGTTTGTGCATACTTAAATCCAGCTCCTTTCATTTCCTCTATGAAATTGACCGTCTCTTTTGTTGAGTGGAACACGTATGCTCCTGCACCCTCCTTTAATACTTCGCTTGCTGCTTTGTAATAATCGCTCAAAAATTTTTTGAACTCTGTATCGGTCATATTGTCGTTTGCAATATGGCTGTCTCCTCTTGATGTTGTTATTTGCTTGCTTTCCAAGCCTGCTCCGTAATCCACATTATATGGTGGATCTGTTACCATCAAATCTGCTTTTTCATCTCCAAATAACTTCTGCACGTCCTCAACCTTCGTGCTATCTCCACACAAAAGTTTGTGCTCTCCAAGTTTCCAAATGTCGCCAAGCTTAGTTAATGTGTGCCTTTCCGCCTCTTCAAGTGCTTTGTTTGCATCGAACTCATCCTCATGAGCGTTCTCAATCGCACCCTTCCCGAACAGTTCCGATGTCTCACTTGCGTCAAAACCTGTAAGAGTCAAGTCATAACCCATACCATCTAGGTCTTTTAGTAATGCTGTTAACAAATCCTCATCCCAGCTGCCACT